AAATTAATTTAGGGGAGCCAAACTTTATTGTTGATTAAAAATATTTAATAATTCAATAGCACTTAATTGAGCCTCAACTGCATCATATTTTTTATGAATATATTCTTTATCATTTTCATAACCTAATCTAAAACTAATGTATGAACCTTTTTCAAATTTAACTGTCACAATTGAAAATTCAATATAATTACTTTTATAATTTTTATAGTAATCTCTACCTACTGTAACTTCAGCTTTTGGAAATAATGTTTTATATTTTTCAACTGTATAATTAATAACTGATTTTTCACGATTAGCACTATCATACTCATTTTGAGCTTTACTATTATTTTCTAATAATTTCTCATATAATGATTTTGATTTATAAGCTCTATATTGAGAGGTAATATAACTACATTCAAGTTTATCAGAATTTTTTGAAACATAACCTCTTTGAGTTACAATTTTATTTTCTCTAGAATCAAATTTTTTATATAAAATATAAACATTACCATCTACCATTTCATAAGTAACATCAGCTTTAAAAGTATCTGAACCATAACCAAATTCTTTTTCTCCTGTTACAATTTTTATTTTAGTAGTATTTTCATAATCAACACCTTTAATAAAACCACCCTCATTTAATAATGTTTCAATAGTATTACTATTTTTAATATTATTTGATGTTTGTTCTTTTTGATTTTTAATAAATGAATCAACACGCTCTTGTTGAGCAACTGTTAACATTCCAAAATCTAATTCTAATTGTGTTTCTTGATTTGTCATAACTTATTATTTTTAATTATACTTTAATATACGAAGCATACCCCGGAGAGCCAAACATTACAATAAAAGAAGGACCTTTAAGGTCCTTTTTCTTATGTTTATCTTTTCTAGTATAGGTTTTTTTAGATTTTTGAACCATATGCTTTGAAGCGGCCCACCTCTCTTGTAAGGTAAATTGTACAGTTTTCATTTTTTATTTATTAGGTTAATCAACAATCCCCTTACCATAAAACTCACTGAATGTACAAGATCTTAGTCTGTCAAGGCTTGGGGAGTACATATGTTTTAAATATTTTATTCCCCATTTATCTAAACTAAAGGTGGTTTCCCAATCATTTGCAAGTGTGTTTTTACTTTCATCCATTATACCTTTAGCTTTAAGTTCATTCCAATTTTCTTGGTCAAACTCAATACCCACTTTTTGTTCAAAGCGAGTTCCTTTATACTCTATCCTTTCAGTGAATTTTCTATTCATAACCTATTTAATTTATACCTAAATATACGAAAAGATATCTAAAAAGCAAAACTTATTTAACCCCCTTACTTTTGTAGTGATCAGCTTTGCTGAATTTAGTTTGTTGTTGTTCTCTTTTCACTTTAGGTTGCCCTAATGTAGGTAACCACTGAATCAATTGTTCGTGGTTAGTTTTTGCACTGTTTTTGCTCATATTAATCGATGTTTAATGTTCCTGTTGGTTCTTCATATTTGGCGTCAACCAATTCATTCCTTACTTCTTTAATCTCCTTTATATTTCCTATACCAACATTTTTAATTGCGTTAGGTATAGTTTTATAAAGAGACGGGTGTGTTTTTCCTGATTTTAAGATAACTTGATAGTAACTCATTATTTTGAATTGGATGTTGAGTTTCTAAATAAAATCCCACACAATACATTAATTCCTAATGCCTGCCAAAACCCAATTGAGTTTAAACCCTCTACAGCAGGTGTTAAACAATAGTTCCATAATAATTGAGTGGGCCAAGCCATTAACACAGCTATTACTATTACCATACCAATAGCGGCAAAAAATACTCCTAATTTCTCCATTTTTATTTATTTTTATTTAATTTAATATACGAATTAATCTCCAGGTCTCCTAACACTTTTGTAATTATGGCTTGCTATTTTATTAGCTTCTACTAATGACTTGTTAGCTCTTTTATTAGTGGCGTAATGGTATACAGGACCTTTATATTCCTCTCCATTAATTCTTCTTTTACCATTAAAACTCCTAAATTCTCTACTTGTAACTCTATACCATCCATCTAAATTAGGCATCCAAACCTCTTGATTAGAGGCTGTATTAAAGTCATAAATTAGTTTCTCAGTATTACCTGTTTTCTCACTCATCTTTTTTATTATATAAAGATTTAAACTCATCCTCTCTCATATCAAAGATATTATCTTCCTCATCTACAAAAGTAAACCATCTATTATCAAACATTGATCTTCTAACTGAAGTAACTTCTACTTCTGTGCCTGTCTCTTTATTGATATAAATCTTTCTCATAATCTTTATATTTTAATTATGTCTTAATATACGAATCCAATTCTAGAGAGCCAAGTTTAACAACGCGAGAGGTTTTAAAGCAATACAGCATATCATCCCCTATTTGCTCGTAAGTTAAATCATTTATTGTCCTGATTTTACCATTATTTTTAGCAGTTCTTATTGATTTTAAGATAGGGGATGTATCTTCACAATAGATCCTTTTATAAGGTTTTCTATTCATAACTGTTTCTATCTATTTGAATCACTTTTGGGAAACGTAATGAATTATCAGTTGTTTTTTCAAAATATTTAACAGTTGCTTTTTTACCTATTAAACTATCTTTAATTTCAAATAATTCTTCTAAATAACCCATTGTACCATTTATAGTACAATCAACTTGAACCCCATTAACATCTACTTTTAAAGTTGCTAATTTACCTGAAAATTTACCTACACCCTCAGCGTAACCAATTATTTCAAACTCCTCATCATGAAATGTTTTATGTTTTAATAAACCATTTGATCTTTTGTTTTCGTAAGGTGTGTTTGGGTCTCTTAATATTTGACCTTCAAAACCTTGATAAATGTAATGTTGAAGTTGTTCTGTAACATATTTTTCATTAGGTAGTTCATAAGTTACAACTACTCTATATAAAGGGTAACCTATACTATACTTAGTTTCTAATCCTTTTAATAAATTTCTTCTATCTTCATATACTAAATCCTCACCATCATATAAATCATAAGCCCAGAACTCAATATATTTGGCTGACATTTCTAAATCAGCTTGAGTTGGTTTTGTTTTTCTAACACATGAAATAATAGTGTTAAAATCAACATCCCTATCTGAAGTATATAATTCACCGTCCAATACTAAGTCGGGTTGATTATCAAAGATATGTTTTAAATATTCATATATGTGGGGCGCAGATATAATTTCTTTACCATTTCTTGTCCACATACCATCTGATTTAATAATGCATCTGATACCATCTAATTTAGGTTGAGATAAGATTGGGTATTTAATTTTATCTTTACGTTTGTCATAGTCCTGAGCTAACATAGGTTGAAAGAATACTTTCTTATCACAATCATTTATGTCTTCCCAATAACCTAAATCTTTACGTTTAGTGTGAAGTGCTTGGGCTTCAAATAATGCTTGTTCTTCAGCTGTTGTAGCATTCTTTTTACCTACATTTTTAGGTGAACAAACTGTCCAATCACCTGTAAACATTTTCATATCTACAAAACCAGTTGTTGTTCTAAACATACAACCTTGAACTTCAATTTGCCATTGGTTGATATGTTCTTTACTATTTGAACGTTTGTATAAAATTGGTAATATCATAGTTTATTATTTTTTAGAATTAATCTTCTTGAACTGTAAAGATATAATTACCTACCTGAACTCTTTTACCTATCAAATCATCTATATAATAACTTCCTTCATCTGTCATGAATAATTGGTCATCCGTCCAATCCTCAGGAGTAGTAAGTAATTTAAACAACTCAACATCTCTGTACTGCTCTGTATTACCCCAATTGTCTACTACCTCTTCACATCTATTGATTTTAATTAAATCTTCCATAACTTTTATTTTAAAATCTAGTATTTAATATTTCGAAAGCTAATGTCAAATCATCATTATTTTTACTCTTCAACATTGAAACTAATGTATCTTCAATTAAGACATTATTTATAACTTTATGAGTTACCCATCCCCTTTTATACTCACTAGCAAAAGAACGAGAAGAATCAATTGTATTAATATATAAACATAAATCTAACTTTTTAATATTAATTAAATGTTTATTTTCATAGGTTTTGTATTCAATTTTGTACTTATTACTTACACTCATAACTTATTATTTATACCTTAATATACGAATTTATATTTAATCTTCCAAACTATTTGGTAAATAAAGCAATGTTGGATTTTTCTTTTGAATATCAATGTCTGGGAAGTATTCTTTGAAATACATTATATCAAATCTAGAAGTGATTAAGTGGTAACCATTTTTAGTAGGTATAACCATCTCTACTTTATCACCTTCCGGTCTACTTTTCCTAATACGTTCTTCTACTGCTAATAAGTGGTAATGTGCCTTTTCATCAATATCGACAATCCATCTCTTTTCATATGTCTTTAATTGACCTACTACTGAATCAAATAATGATTGTTGTTGGTGATTTCCATCTTGTATACGTTGTGCTAAAGCAACCATCATACTTAGGGAAACATCTTTATGGTTTTGTTTTTGAACATGAATATAAGCTCTTGCTTTAAATGTCTCACATAACAATTGTATCTCGTCATACTTCTTTTCTAATTGTTCAATTGAATTGATACAATACGAACGAAGTGTTCTTACTGATTGATGATTGTCTCTTTCACCTTCAGGTTGATCTTTTTTACGTTTTAAAACATATAACATGTAAAAGTCACCTTCATTTTCAAAATTAAGCAATGGCTTAATTAACTCTATATTATTTATCATTTTATTTATTTTTAGATTTTCTTTGCAATGCCCTTCTTTCTCTTCTTTTCTCTTTTCCTGATTTGTACTCTAAAGGAGAAAATTCTTGAATAGTATTATAAATCTTATAAGCCTGTTCTTCAGCTATAATTTCATAGATGTTTTTCTTTTCCATAACTTCTATTTTATTGTTTTTAATTATACCTAAATATACGAAAAAAGGCCTGCGTAAGCAAGCCTTTTATTAATTATTTTTAAAATATTTTACTATTTTAAGTTCATCATAAACTTTTCACCCCCACTTGTAATATATTGTGGTACTTGTGATCCACCTCTTCTCCATGCTTCAATCCATTGTTGTTGTAATAGCATCGGTGTTAATGTTTGTTGTCTTAATCTATTTGATTCAGCTTCAGCTCTTGCATTTGCTAATAATGCTTCTGCGTTACCATTTGCTGTTGCTACTTTAATTTTTGCTTCAGCTTCAGCTTGCTTAACTTTATTCTCAGCCATTAAAGCTGACTGTACTGCATTATTTTTAGCATTAATAGCTTTCTTAAATGAATCTGGATAAATTAAATTTGATGTAAACTGATTTAATACGAATCCTTCTTTCAATAATTGATTAACTAATATTTTTCTAACTTCTTGTTCAAATATTTCTCTATTTGAAATCAATCCATCAGCGGTGTATTTATTTGCAGCTAACCTAAAAGCATCATATACAGCTGTCTTTAAAAATCCTTCCTCAATCTCAGGTAAACTTCTTCTATATTTTGAAAAGATGGCTGGTACCTTTTCTCTCTGTACTGAGTAGTTTACAATTGGTGATACTCTAAATTCACTACCATCCTTGCTGTTTACTACAAATGAATTATCATTATCAGCTGTTTTTGTGTACTCTTTATGCTGGATGAATGTTGGAAATTCATAGATCTTTGTTGTGATTGGATTGTAAAATACCATCCCAGTACATTCTGTTACTCCTCCAACTCCTTTATCAGAGCCATACATGTTTACTTTTACACCTACGTGTCCGGCATCAATTTGTTCACAAGAACTAACACCTACTAAAATGGCTATTACTAAGCCTACTGCAATTAAAATTCTGTTCATAACTTCTTTTGTTTAAATTTGATTTATAATTATTCTTTTTCTAATACTACTTTTGCAAAAGTTGAATCAACTTTCATTTTTTCCATCAACTCTTTAGCTGACATTTCTTTGGCTTGTTCAAGTATCTTTTGTTTTTGATCCTTAATATTCAAATCCACTTGAGCTTCTGCTGCCATGTTCTTTAATTCTGTTACTACAAAATTAGACAACTCATGAGGAATTTGTTTAGCAGTTGAATCTGTTGTTAAGAAGTTCATTGTCTGTCCTCCTGCTACAATCAATAATGCATCTTTCTTACTTGGAGTAAAAATAAACAAACTCCAGAATAAAAACATAAATGGATAAGACCACCACATCCATTTGCGGCATTGTACAGCAGAATCTTCTTGACTATCTGATCTAAATAAAATGTTACCGATTGTAGATAGAACTGCTATACCTGTGAAGATAATTAACCCTACCCTAAACATGTCTCGGGCATTGTCGGCTACTGTGAGCCAATAAAATAACGTTGTGTAATTCATAACTAATTTGTTTTAAATTTATACCTTAATATACGAAATATAATTCTAAGAGCCAACTATTTTAACCCTAATCTTTCTCTTTTCCAATCTTTTCTAGGAGCACTAGTAAACATAGTATCAATTCTAGTTTTTGATTTACTCCAAAATGGTATCACTCCTATATCCTCTATATAGTATGGAAATATCATTTTGAATCCTCTAGGTGATATTTCTATATTCCTACGTACATCACTTGATGCTTTAGGGTAAATTCTAGTATGATATTCTGATGTGTACATTTCATAATCATCTCCTAGAGTATCTAAATAGTCCTTTAAGATTTGCTCTTCAAGTACCCCACTATTTTCTGCTAAATATATTCCTACCACTACAAAATATACTAAAATAAACGCTGTTAATATTGCCAGTATTAGTATCATAACTATTCTTGTTTTTCTTGTTTAACTTCCTGTTCCACTTGTTCAGGCTTCAATATATTCATTAAATACAATCCTAAATAAGCAAATGCTATACCTACTACCGCTAATACTACAATACCTAAATTGAATACAAAGGTGTCAGGCTGATTCATTAAATAGAATCCTAAATCTGTTAATTGGACTAATCCAAATGCTATTAGCAAACCTGCTAAAATTTTAATTACTGTTTTCATGTTTTTAAATTTATATTTTAATATACGAATCGAGGTTCGAGTTTACAAACCTTTCCTACGAAAGGTATTTTTCCTCTACCTCAATCCATTTATTATGAGGGCAAGCTCCTTTAACAGGTGAAAATATTTTTCCTTTTAAAGAACAACCACATTCACCACAGTATGTTATAGGTATTGTTTTTTTAAATTCACATTCATTACAGATTTTTATCCTCTCACTAGCCAATTCAGTTTGCTGTTGGTTAGGATCTAAAGCTATATTCCAAGAATGAAATATTTCCTCTATCTTATTCATTATCCAACCATTTGTTTTAGTTGAGTTTCTTCAATCATTCCAGATTGTTTTGAAACTACTTCATCCCCGTTTAACACTACAGTTGTTGGGACGTTTCTAATTCCAAATTTCATTATTAATGGATCTCCTGAATCAACATCAATTGTTTTAAATTGTACTCCTGCTGTTTCCGAAGCTACTCTTTCAAATATTGGGGCATATGCTTTGCATGGTTGACACCAGCTAGCAGTAAATCTAATTACTTGTTTCATATTCTATTTCTTGTATTGTTTGTACTATTAAATATCTATCATTTTGTTTTAAGACATGGTCGCCACCTAAATGATCGCGCCATGCCTTTAAAACATTCATGTTAAAAGACCCATCCCTATTTTGAAAATTATGTTCGGGCATGTTTCTAAGCACCAAATACAGTTTCTCATTATGTTTATAAAGGTATTTCATGTTTGTGATGTATATACGTATCTAAGGATGGGGTGTGTTATAGAAAACTTTTATTCAATTACTTGTAAAATCTTTGTTTCTCTAACACTTTTTACTTGAAAATCTACTTGTGAACCCTCGTCCTCAAACATTTTTGTTACTTTAACTTCTGCGTCCGTTACAGAGACAGCATCTACTAAATATAACTCTTTGGTTTTTGTTTGTTTACCTTTGTCACTCATGTCAAGGATTTCTACTGTTGCTTGAAAATAACTCATTTCTTTTTGGTTTTGATTTTAATTAATAAATTTCTAATTTGAGCACATGTCTCGTATTCTTCTTGTTCTACAAAATAATCTAATCCTATTTCTAAGGCTTTAATCCATTCATTAGAGTAAATAGTTAAAACTATATTATCATACTCATCATCATCTTCAAAGTCTACATTGAATAAATCTATGTCGCTAAAATTTTTATTTTTGTTCCATTCACATCTTAAAAATTTAAAAGTATGAAGGTGAATGTCACGAACTTGACTTTCATTAAACTCCATTAGTTCATCTAAATCTTTAAATTTAAGTTGTTTTGCCTTCATCTACTTAATTTTAGCGTTTTTTCTTACTTTAGGTCTGTCTTCAGGGTAGAAAGAATAAAATATTTCATTCATTTCTTTTTCTAATGTTTCTATTTCTAATTTGTCAGCCTTAGTTATTCTGGGTTTGCGTTGATTGCCTTTAACTTCATATTTTAATAATAGTGAGGATAATTTGTTTTCCAACTTATCAAATTCAGCCCATTGAGGGTCTTTAATAGTAACACTTAATGGACCATTTGCGAATTTAGTTTTATCCCAATCCCAAATTGATACTTCATCTTTATGGTCTTTAAAGGTTTGAGTGTATTTTAATATTACAACATCATTTTCTGTTGGTCTACCTCTATTTGAAGATTTAATCATAACTTTACATTTTTAATTATACCTTAATATACGAAATTAGATTTGGGAGGCCTAATTTAATATTGAGTATTTAGCATAAAGGATTTTTTCGTAATCCATTATAACTAATTTGATTGAAGATAATTTTAAAGGTATTTGTTTGTTTTTTAACAATTGCATTATACAAAATTTTATTTCCTTTCTAGCATTAATATGTAATGTAGGGTCAATACCTTCAGGGACATATTTCATAATGTTATGGTCTATAAATTTATGCATGTATTCAGTTGTTATCATACCTATAAATATTATTTATATGATTTTACTTCTTTAATATGTTTACATTCTCTATCTTTAGCTCTCCACACTCCTGGACAGTTACATGTATACTTAAAACCATTTTTCTTAGTTACATACTCACCATCACCACTTGAGGATTTGAATCTCCAAGTATCAATTTCTTTTAATTTTTCTTCCTTAGGTACTTTTTGAGTCCAAACAATATCACCTAATTCAGTTTTAGGATGACATGGTATCCAACCTGGTGTTATGAATGCTTTATCTTTTACTTTAGCAATACTTGGTTTCAGTCTTGATTCAATTTTATACTTGAATACTTTTACAACTGATATTTTAACTATTTTAGGATCAACATTATAATTACCTTCAGAGTAAGCTATAAAATCTTCTACAAACCCGCATTTCCATTCATTTGATACTTGGTATAACATAACTTTTATTTTAATACTTAAATATATAAAAGACTCCCTAGGGAGCCAAATATTATTTGGTATAAGATACTAAATCATCATCCTCATCAATCTCATCATCCCCTATTAACCCTAATGATTTAAAATGTTCGTAAGTGTTATCATCCATTTCCCATTTTACCTCTTGTATTTTAGGAACGTCTTTATAATCTTCTATACCTTGAATTTGTTTAGCACTGAATATGTCTCCAATAGTTAAGAAGTAACAGTTGTAACATAAGAACTCTATATTGTCCCTTTTCCAATTACGTTTGTTATAATCTTTAAAACTTAATAGTAGTGGTACTCTATAATCTGATACTCGTTGTTCTTTAAATCCACAGCATGAACATTCTTCAGGTAATATAGCCTCAGTTATTAGACGTTGCTTGAATTTATCTATACTATATGATTCAGTGTATAATTCACCTGATAATAGTTTTTGTAAGTCAGGTCCCTTACCATGGTTGGTTAAGAATTTAGGAATACCTTTACCAACTTGATTCTTATGAGTTTCAAATAATGTAGGGGAGTTAAGATCATTATCATCTAACCTATAAGATTTCATATAGGGTTTAAGATGTTGATATGAACAATTAAGGTAACGGGCGGCAGCTCTAACACTTTTAGTTACCCTCATAGCTCTAAGCAAATCTTCCTTAGAGAATATTTTAGCGGCTCTAGCCATATAACTTATTTTTCGTTTAAGAAATTAGGATTTACTTGTACTAAGTAGTTATATAAATCTTCTGGTGTTTTTAAAATTATTTCAATTTCTTCTCCTGATTCAGTAGTCTCAATTATACAATTTAAGGTTCCATCCATATTGAAACGTTCATATAAATAATAAGTTACTATTTCATATATGTCTCCACCCCACATTAATAACATTAATTTATCTATAACTCCAAAATAAGGTTCCTCATAATCAAATAAATCAATATTAAATTCAGCTTGTAACTTAACTGACTTGTTAAGAGCTTGTTCATATTGACTAACTAAAGATATAAATAATGATTTTTTCTTTAAAGCCTGGTTACGTTTCTTCTTTTTTATTATAACTGGGGAGTTAAAAAGTTTATTAAAACCCGCTTCAAGATTGTGTTTCAATTCCTCGTCCATCTTCTATATCTTTAATTAATTTATTAACTTGTGTACACATTGAGTAGTCTTCAACTTTAACATAATATTCTAAAACTGATTTTAAGGCATGAACCCAATGAGTTTTAGGTATTGATATACTAGTTTCTACTTGAATGATATCACATATAACAACTTCTTTCTTTTTAGTTTTTAAAGCACTTTTTATACTTGTAAAAACATTCTCAAATAATAACTTTTGTATTTTAGGGGTAAAAAGGGTATCCATGATACCCCTTAAGCTATAATCTGTAAATACTATATTAGGCGTTTTCTTCATCTGTTGGAACTTCTTCTTCTGGATCGTTTTGTGGTGTACTACCTAATACTTTATCTCTAATGAAAGTAAATACTGAGTCTAATGGTATTTGGAAGTTAGCTGCTTGTTTATCTGGAGCGTCTGTATCTCTATCAAATTCTAAACCGTAATTAATAAACTTTTTAGATATAGTAGTAGCTAAACTATTTTGTAAGGTATCAATTTCTTCAGGTGTCAAGTTTGAAATTACCATACCTTCTTCATTAACCGGGTAGAATTTAACTTTAATACCTTTTTTAGATGGGTTTTTATTTACATCAACTGTTACTTTAAATTTTTCACCATTAAAGGTAGCGTTGTAATTTAATTCTCCTTCTTCGTTAAGTAAATCTTCATTTAAGAAGAATTCTTTTAATCTATAATTAAATGCCATATTTTTGTTTTAGTATAAATATTAATTGTTTTTAAGATATATTAAATCTTTCTCAAATGTGTCTAGAGACTTAACTTTTACTTTTAAATTACCTAATTCAAACTCACCTATTTCATTATTAGAAGATATAATATCAGACATTTGTAAAATATTATTTTGATCATTTTGATCAAATTTGCTAACATCTACATCTATAATAACATTTGCTTCTTCTAAAATAGAGGTTGTAAAATGATTTATCCACCATGATAAAGCCGGAAAATCCCCTTTTATGTTGTAATAAGTTTTATATACTTTATTAAATTGAGAGTTTCTAAATCCCCATTTTTTAATAAAAGACATATTTGATTCTTTTTCTATTTCTTGATAATCCATACTAGAACGAGATGTTTTACTTACAAAATGGTATATATGGGCTGAACTTACTTTATGTTCAAATCCTGCTAATTTATATCTTAAATGTAAATCATCATCCTCACAAAACATTTTGAATGTATATCCATCTATTCCAATATAATCCTCTTTCATACATCCAAAAAATAATTGTGAACCACCATCAATTAAAAATTCCTCTAGAGTAAAATTATTAAATTTACTTTCATCAAAAGTATCTAAATCAGAGCCAAAATCAGCTATAATTTTTCCTGGGTAGGTATCATTGTATATAGGAGGTTCAATCCTAGTATATGTTGTTATTCTACCTTTAACTATATGTTTATCCATAGTTTCAATAAAACCCCTTTTAATAACCATATCATTATGAAGTAAGATAATTTTATCACCTTTAGCTTTAGCTACAGCATTATTATAATTTACCCCTAAAGTTACTTTATCATTTTCTTCTAAAATAATTTCAACTTCATCTTCATTAGGATATAAATCTCTAATATTAAAAATTAAATTATTAGTATAATTTTGGTTAGTTCCGGGTGTTGGTATTATAAGTGATATCATATAATATTTTTATTTTTTAAATTTTGTAAACATATATCAAGATACTCTGGTAATTTAGATTCAAATACTGCTCTTTGGGAGTGTTTATTGCTTTCTTTAAACACTATGTGATCTCTATAATACTTTGAAAAACCATCAATATTATCACCTACTAAGGGACCTGATGGGTACATCCAAATTGTTTCTCCTTGTAGTAAGTATTGTTGAAAATCTACTCCTAAAGATTTTACATGATTAGTTATCATTAATGAGTACCAATCCCAAGGTCCATAACCCTTCCAACTTTCTTGCACCGGGCATAACTCTTCAAAAAATGCTTTATTATATAGATCACACCATCCAGCCCATTTACTTTTTTTAGTTGGGTATAGGCTTATTTCATCTTCTATATTTTTATTATCATTTCTTATATCAAATATATCTACTTTAAGATAATCACTATAAGGAATGTTTAAATATTTAGCATTTGTGATTTCATCCCAATCAGCATCACCTACTTTTGAAATATGGGGTGTTATAACAAAATACTTATTATCTACAGATTTAGCACTTTCTATTAAATAAGGTATAGTGAACTCACTAAAGTAAATATCAGGGCATAAACTTATATAATGGTCAATTTCAGGTGCTATACATTCTCGTTGTAAATCTAAATGGCCATACAATTCATCATTATCATATATTCGACTTATATGATTATAGTCTTTAAGTAATAAAGCTAACTGAGTATATTTGTCTATAAAGTATTGTTTAGGGAATTTAGTTTTACCCCAATCTATAGTATAATCAGATAAATTTAAAACAGTCTCAATATAAACATTAACATCGTCAGGTAGATGATATTTGGTTTTTTTAAGTTGAGTATAAGTTAATAGAGCATAGTCTATCTCCCAAGGCATTATATGATATATTATTTTTATATTCATTTTAATTTATTATAAACATTTTCAATACCGTGTTCTAACCCTAGATAAGCTATTGGAAGATCGCTGTAAGTTCCTATATAGTTCTGTCCTGGAAGAGGATCTTCTATATTGATTGGTACTTTATTTATTGATAGATTATTTATTTGTTGGGCTATATTACTTAACGAGACAGTATCATTATATATACAATCTACTTCTTTTAATAGGTCCTTACCTACAATATAATGCTCAACTATAGAGATTAAATCAGGCATATAGATAAAGTCCATTAACTTATCCTGATATATCTTTATTGGACTACCTTGTAATACATTATTGATACTAGCTTTTATGAATCTTGTCTCTAATTCATCCTCACTAAACACTCCATATATTCTCAAAGTATAGAAGTTATCGTACTTATGAACTAACTTATTAATAATACTTTTACTATGTCCGTAAGGAGTTTCTATCAAATATCTTTCAGCTCCTGAACCTATATTGATTAGTTTATTAAAATGATCTCTCTTTGACATTAAGTTATAAAACATGACTAAATTCCAAAATAAAATAGTCTCGTCTGGATCTCTAGGAGTAGCTGCACCTTTTATGGCTGTATGTATAACTACATCAAAGTATTTATCTTTAAAGAAACTGTCAATAGATTTACTATCAGTTAAATCTAATTCATCCCTACCTGGAGATATTATATGATATTTACTCCATAAGCTCTTTGTGATACTCTTTGCTATATAGCCATTCCCTCCTGTGATTAGTATTTTCATCGTTTTAAATTGATATAGATTGGAGTTCTCTTTTGTAATGTATATTTAAAGAAGTCTGTTAACTCTTCATCTGTCTCGGGATGATATGTTTTAATATTGTCAAATACTCCCATAATTCTTTTATCGTCATGAGACCAATGAGAGAATCCTAAGTAACCATATTCCTTATCTCTTCCTCCTCCAATAATATTTACAGGAATCTTTTCATGATCCAAATAATTTCTGATCATTTCAAAAGGCCTGTAGATTGCAAAAGGAGTAATAGAGTATACAAAAGGAATCTTTCCTTCCATTGCCAATCCAATAGCCATTCCCATCATAACCATTTCAGAAGAACCTACATTATGAAAGCGGCCAGGATAAGTATCTCTAATACCATCCCACAATCCATAACCTAAGTCACCTGTTATTAAATGTATGTCCTGATTATGCTCCATTTCCTGGTGCAGTAAACTTGCAAATGTTTTTCTCATATTATGATTCTAAAACTTGATTATAATTATCTTCATTCATTACATGGTAATGAGCATTCAGTCCTTTTAAGAAAGGATACTGTTCCACTGTAGTATATCTTAAGTTAATTGTAGGTAAAAATGCTTTCAATCTAGCTGAGATGTAATCTTGATCAACTTCTTTGTATGCACATAGTCCGTTTATGTTAACAAATACTTCTATATTATCAATCTTCTCCTCTACAATAGTTTTTAAAGCCTCCCAAATACTTCCTTCAGCTGCTTCACCATCGCTTATTAGTACCCAAACCTTTCTCTTTGGGTTAGCTACTGCCCTTCCTAGAGCAATTGTCAATCCTAATCCTAGACTTCCTGTTGAACAATATATTTTATTCTCTTCATCTCTATGAGGATGTCCTCCATGCTTGATAAATAACTCCTCTGCATTTATTCCATGATACTTCTCCAGGCATACATACATTGCTAAGGATGCATGACCTGAGGATAATATAAAGATATCGTCTTTATCCATTTTGGAAAAGATCTCATCAACAATACCTACACTCGATAAGTAGCTTCCTAAATGTCCTAGCTTATGTGTGTAAGCTATTTCGGCTATTCTCTTTTTTAACTTTACCATATAAATTTATTTCTGTAATACTCTACAATACTTTCTAGTTCAGAATTAAAATCCATTTCAGGTTTCCATCCTAACGCTCTTAATTTATCATCATTTAAAGCGTATCTAACATCTTGACCTTTTCTATCATATGAGAAGTCTACAAAATCTTCTAACATATAAACCTTATTATTATATAATGTAAGAACTTCTTTTACAGTATCCAAATTACTTTGTTCAAACCCTCCACAAATGTTAAAGATTTCATTCTGCACTCCTGATTCAATAATTTTTATAACAGCGTTAGCTGTATCTTGAGCATGTAACCAAGTTCTAATAGGAGTACCTCCATTATGTAGAGGTATTTTTTTACCTAATTTTAAATACTTTAGAGCTTTAGGGATTAATTTTTCAGTGTACTGACCTATTCCGTAATTATTAGTTGGTCTTACTATAATATAAGGTAAATTATAAGTTCTACTCCATGCTGTCACTAGCATATCTGCAGCCGCTTTTGTAGCTGAATATGGATTGGAAGGTTTAAGTAGATCTGTTTCTATATGTTCTCCTTCTTCAATATCCCCATATACTTCGTCTGTACTAAAATGTAATAATATAGGTTTTGTTAGATGTTCACCTCTATGATTTTTAATTAACTCCAATAAATTATGTACACCATTTATATTTGAAGATACAAATTCATCACTGTTAGCTATGGAATTACCAACGTGAGTTTCAGCAGCTGTATTAATTATATAATCACAATCATATAAGAATTTTAAGTCATTTATATCACAGTTTACAAATGAGAAATTTTTATGTTTTTTAAATTCATTTAATAAAGATTTATTAGAAGCGTATGTTCCTTTGTCAACTCCCTTAACATACCATCCTTTATCTAGACATGCTTTTGTTACATAGGAACCTATAAATCCTAAGCAACCAGTTACGTATACTACTTTTGTCATGTTAAAAATTCATGTTACATTGTTTTATTAAAAATTGTTTTGTTTCTTCGTTAAACCATAAGGTTTTCATCTCATGTAAAGTTTCATTATATTCTTCTTTGGTTTTAACTCCTAAAGCTTCAGCGTAATGGAATACTTTTATTTGTTTATTATCAGGGGTAAATAATTTATTATCTTTAACATGGTAGGTTGAGGTTGGATAAATATCTCCTATAACTCTACTATTAGGATCTTTATAATTACCATTATATAATTTTCCTTTATACATTTGGTTACCACCATGAGCCATTCCTTTAGATCTAACATTGTATAACGAATTAACCTTATTATAAGGAAAATCTACAATATTAACTTTAATATCTAGTGATTTTTGATTTTGGTATAAATAATTCATACCACCTTGTTCACAATGGTTAGTCCAAAATTCTATTGATTTATTAATTAACATGTCCGCTGCTTTAACATTATTAAAACAAGCTACATCAGCATTTATAAAATCAACATCACCATCAACAACTTTAGGGGCCCAATAATCAGTTTTCATAAAATTATAAGGTGGGCCTGATGAGCATATTAAATCATCAGTATCATTGTCCATAAATTCATCAAGATGTGAACATGTAAATGTATCTAAACCTAACATTATGATTTTATCATATCCTTTTTGAGTTAATAATTCTCTAATAATATAAACTCTAATTAAACCTACAGCATCATAGTATTCAGTTATACTTAAATCCTTTAAGTAAGAATTAAAATTATCATTAGTAATATGATAGATATCAACTTCAGGATGCCATTTTTTAAAACTATTTATAGCATTAGGTGCAAAAAAATCATCTTTTTGATAATTGTCTCCTTCATGATTACTAATTTGAAGGAAAACACATCCTATTTTTTTATCACTCATTTTATTTATTAAAAAATTTATCTACTATTATTTTAATATAATCAATTTGTTCTAAAGTAACTACAGGTGAACATCCTAAGAAAAATGTATCAGTTGTTACTTTTCTTGATACTGGATATTTTTCAATTACTTCTTTAGAATCAATTAAGTGAGAATAACCTGGTTGTAACATAATATTACCAGCAAAATAAGGTCTTGTTTGTATCTTATTTTTTTCTAAGTATTGACAGAACTCAGCTCTTGTAAAATCTATTCCATCTCTAACTGTTAAGGCAACTGCGAACCAATCTGGATCAGATTTGTCTGTTGCTTTAGGTAATATAAATTTGTCTTCATACTTTCTAAAAATATCAACAATTGCTTTATGATTTCTTCTTCTTAATACTCCAATTTCTTCTAATTTACCTAACTGTACATTACCCATTGCTGCTTGTAACTCAGTTGGTTTTAAATTATAACCAATTTCTTCATAAGTGTATTTATGATCAAATACCTCATTAGGTAAACTTGGTAACCAGTTACTAAATCTGATTCCACATGAACCACATTCTAAAGCGTTTGCTTTACCTTGGCAATAACATCCTCTACCCCAATCTCTAAAACTTCTTAATATTTTTTCTAATTGAGGATCACTACATGCTACAAATCCTCCTTCACCCATTGTAATATGATGTGCTGGATAGAATGAACATGAAGCCATTTTACCAAATGATCCTAATGGTTTACCATCATAAGTTGTTCCTAAAGCATCACAACAATCTTCTAACAGAATTAATTCATATTTGTTTACAATCTCCATTAATCGATCCATATTAGGTGGATTACCTAATACGTGAGCAAACGTAATGATTTTAGCATCTGGGTGATCAATACATGCTTGTTCTACTTGATCTAAATCTAAGTTTAATGATTCTAATTCAATATCAACAAATATAGGAGTAAAACCTACTTGAATAGCAGGACTAAGTGTTGCTGGGAAACCAGCTATTGGAGTAATTACTTTTGTACCCTTAGGTAAGTTCATTCCTCTTTTAGATGTTAAAGCTAACATCATTAATAAATTAGCACTTGAACCACTATTAACAATAACTCCTGTCTTTTGTCCTAATTTTTTAGGAAAACGTCTTTCAAACATTGCTCCTTCTTTACCTAAAACTAACCAACCTTCAAGCATAGTTCTAATAACCGCTTGAGCTTCTTGACCATCAAAATATGGACCAGCATATTGAACTAAATCTTCACCTGCTACCCATTTCTTTTCACTGTCTTTGTTTGTAATGTACTCTTGTACTAAATTTAAAATATTATCCATGTAACTAATTTTTATTTAATATAATAAAGATATTTTCAGTATCCAAATTTAATTATTAATTTGTTTTAAAACTTCTATAATACCATCTATGTTATCTAACCTCCAAGCTAAATTATTACCATCAGCTTGATCTTCTTTTTGTTCCGCAGTTAATATACCTCCCCCATTTAATGATATTAAATTGGATTTTGATCTGTTTGAAAACTGATTGCATTTGTATCCTAACCAGTCTTCCATTTTAGGGTGAGTAATAATGATGTTAGTATTACTTTTATTTGAAAATAATATATTAACATTTGAAGCACTACTTTGCTGTATTATATTTTTATAGGATTTAAATATTTGTATTTTACCTACCATATCATAATCCATTAACTCAATAATATCATAATCAAGTTCTGATTTGATTTTATCTATTAATTCAAGTTCGTTTTCTAATATTCTTGAATGGTACCATCCTCTTTTAATAGTGTCTTGTCTTGAAATATAACATCCATTTTTAGTTACAGGTATAGTAGGAACTTTAGCTACTGTCTCTAATATTTTATCTATAATATAATCATCACCATGGGACATAGGAAAACCATATAATGTTTGTGGTACATAAAGAGTAGATACAAGATGTATTTTATTTTTTTCTAATATAAAAATATCAGGCATATTATCTTGATAATATAAATCTAACCATTGTTTAATAAAAGTACTATTACCCTCTTTACTATAAAAATCTGATGGTATAGCTAATTTTAGATTAGGTTTAGTTTTTCTTAATTCATCAAAATAAAGACATTTACCAAAAAAGTTAAAGAAAAAGTGAGCATAGTTTAAACCAGCCTCATCATAAAGTAAAAATAATTCATCTAGTACTACCTCACCCCATTCTTCTTCATTATGGGTAATTTTTAACCAACCACTTCCTATACCTTTATTAAATTGAGGATCAGTATGGGTTACAAATACTTTTTTATTTATAATGCAATAATCATTTTCAGGATTAAAAGTTTTGGGAAGTTGTATTTTAATTATCTCTGCATTCATCTAATAAAGTGTTTATTATTTTAAAGTATTTAGCAAATTTATCTTGATTTTCAGTATGTAAAGGCATAAGTGTAAAGAATAAACTCGCTGTTATTATTTTTAAATTACGAAGACTTTCTTTATTAAACAAACTTTCAAACGTAGTTTTAAACTCATTTATATAAACATTATCTAATTCAATATCATTTAATATAAAGTCATACCCTAATATTGATTGATAAACCTTAGCTAAATCGTAATAAGTATCTCCTATAATGGTTAACTCATCACCTATTTTACCTTTCATATCAATAAATTTTAATCCCTGTTCAGTTTGTAATACATTTGTAAACACTGGGTCACCATGTATTACAGAATATAATACCCCATCATAGTCATATAATAAAGTGTCTAGTTTTTTAAATATAGCTTCAGCGTGAATATATTTATTATATAAATCCCGATTACCATTATATCTATCTCTAAGTTTTTGAACATAATCAGCATAAACCTTAGGATATTCTTTAACTTCAGTTTGATGGTTATGAAGCATTTGGAGTTGAGTCATTAAACTTGTTAACTGTTCAATTTTTAATAGTTTATTAATATACAAATATGAAAAACTTACACCCTCAATGTTTTCCATTATTATTCTATTACCAGTAATATCATATACTTTTGGAAACATATACTCACATTTTTTAGGTATGTTCTGATACCAATAAACCTCACCCATATTTGAAGTAGTTTTTATAACTTTATCTTTATTATAATCTACTTTATTAAAAGTTCTAGGTGTAATTTCAGTATCATAAACTCCTATAGCTTGATTCATTGATATTGATGGATTAACAGCTAAATCATCAATATAAAAATTAGCATAAGGTTTACCGAAATAAATTTCATCATAAGGTATATCAAACTTATCAAGTGTGTCTAGAGTTACCCTAGATATGTCTGCTACTACGCGCCCAACATTACCACCATGTGTTTTCATTCTACGAGCGGTATAGATTATAATAGTATGACCTAAACTATGAAGTAATTTAAGGAAATTAATATTACGCTGAATTGGTTCCACACTATAATAGTCACCTGGTATGGTTGGGTATGAAACTAAAGTATTGTCAAAATCAAAACATATCCTTAATGGTTCTGAGTTATGTTTATTCTTGTTACAGTATATTTGTAATTGTAAAGGTGTACCAACACAACTAAATTTAGATACTTGTTGACCCTTAATTATAAGATTGTCTTTTAACATTTCTTGATAAACATAAGAAGTATATGTTTCAGTACTAATACCTGATAGTTTTTCAATATATTGTTTTAAAGTACGTCCTGTATGGAAACCATAGGCACCTGTATTGGCCCAGTTTGATATTTTAACTTTCTCTTTTATATCTGTAACCCATTCATCTGAGTCTAATTTAATATAAGAGAATATAGGGTTAGTCTGTTTATCCTCAAAATAGAAAATCATATTTTTATTATCAGACTTTCTATATTGTTCTAATATATCTTCTTCATAAAATGTATCACAGTCTAAAACTAAGAATTCTTTTTCTAATTCCTTAACAGGCATCTCATTTAAACCATAAAGTATAGTTTCAGATGCTCCTTTAGTAACGTGATCTAAAGATATAAACTTAATATTCTTTTTAGGAAAATAGAACTTAACTAAATTTTCAAAGTTAAATTCTTTTAATTGATTATTATAAACAATATAGATAGTGTCATCATCATTTAAATTTAGATTATCTATTACTCTATAGATCATAGTTTTACCTAAAACACTTATAAGAGGTTTAGGCATTAAGTATCCCTCATCTTGAAATCTTTGTCCTATACCTCCAATTGGGATTATTATGTTCATAATGTATCGTAGTAATTATTTTGTTTTTCTTGTCTCTCTATTGTTTTAGGGTGATATAAACAATATTCTTCTTCAGCTGGTAATAATGTAGATGTTTTAAATCCTTCTAATACTTCATGTACTTTATTTTTCCATTTAATACTAGAATTATTTCTATAAATTCTCCATTGGTAGTCCGGAAAATTAACCCAACCTTTTTCATTCACATTCCATCTCCATTGACGAATATGCTGTTGTGTTAATCCCTCTACTGTGTTGATTCTTGGTACTAAGAAAACATCTACTTCAGTATTAAGTTCTAAAATGTGAGGTAAGTTATTAATAAGATCTTCAGTTGGCATCTCATCAGCATCTATTTGAAAGATATAATCTCCTGAGCAGTATGATGTAAGTTGGTTTTTCCAGTCTGCAAAATGGCCTTCAAATCTGTCTCTATTAAGTTTTATATCAGAAGGTAGTGTTAGTAAGTACCTGTATACTTCATCTTTACCATTTGAATGGTCTAACAGAATTGTAATTTCATCTTGTTCACGTTTGTTAGATTGGAGGAAACTTACTAAACGTTTTATTTCCTCCAATTCATTACAAACTGTTATTGCATAACTTATTTTCATTTTATTTTTCTTGAAAAAATCCTATATAATCTAAAGCCTCAATAAAATCTTCTTGTGAATAGTTTTTTAAGGTTTTAATATCAGTTTTATGAGTATAAAACTCTTCAGTACCAGGTATTTTAAATTTACCTTTTTCTTCCTCGCTTACCTCAACTGCTAATACTCCGGCCCATGTCCAATTATCCTTGCTAGTACCATTCGCAAATACCGTTCCTTTGTCCTGAATATTCATAGTAGCTGGGTACCATACTCTCTTATTATCGTCTACTCTTTTTAGATCTTTGTATAGTTCAGGAAGTGTTTCTTCGTATGTATTGAAATCAAATTCACCCTCAACCATTAAATCATTTGTTTGAAACCCTGTTGAGAAACAAAAATAACTATTTTTGGTTTCATTAATAGGTGTTACATAACATAGTCCACCATTTAAAGGACTTTCTATTACTTTATCTTTCATTATTCTACTTTTTTAAGTTTAGGTAGTTCTATTTTTTTCAATTTAGGTAAATTTATCTGAACTTGTTTAGGTAATTCAGGTATATTAGAAGTTAGTATTGTATCTAATTTTTCTTGCATTTTCTCAAATGAGAAATTAGTTTTACAATAGTGAGCTAAACGTTTACCATTATCTTGATATTTTTTATAATTTTCAAAATAATCTTTTAATAAAGATTGTACGAACCCATAATCTGCTGTAAACCATTGAGACCCTTCAATTAACATATCTTTAACTTGTGCTGATGGATGTATTGGAGTTAAGTTACCTGGTATTAAAGATGTGAATTCTGAATTTAAGAAATCAACTTGACCACTCCAATTTGAAGCTATAACTGGTTTCTTAGTTTGAGTAAATTCTAATAATGGTCTACCAAATCCTTCACCTTTAGTTAAACTAACCATTGCTTTAATTTTAGAATGGTTATATAATTGGTTCACTTCATCATCTGATATCTCACCATGAAATAGGTAAACATTAGGTAAGTTTTTAGAGTTAACTGTACTCCTAATCATATCAATTTTCTTTAATATTTGGTCTCTATCAGTAATAGAAGCAGGACCAGACATTGTTTTTAAGATAAGAGCGGGTTTAGATTTCTTATTTTTGAATGTTTCAAAAAATATTTTAATTAAACCACTTACATCTTTTCTATCTTGACCTAAATCACCTTGTAACCAGTGACCTGCGAATAAGAAGGCAAAATTTTCTTCTATAGTATCTAATGCTTGACCTATTTCTGAAGTTGGTGTTAAAGTTGTTGGGAAGTATTTAGTTATGTCTACTCCTTCAAATAATACTTCAATTGGTGCTGTTAATTCAACAGTACCTATTACTTGTCTAGTTTGGTCATCTTGTTTTTGGAATTTAGAATCCAAGAATACTTTTTTAGAATGTTCAGATGAAACTAAATTCAAATTCATTCTATTCATTCCTTCAATCCACTGTGGAGCACATACTGTAGTTTCAATACCAGCTGTTATACCAATATTATATTTTCCTACAGGTTGGAATTCATTAGGTACAGTTATTTGGGCCCAAATGTCAGGTTGTGAAGTCATTTGAGTAGTCATTATATGGGGAACTAAGAATCCCCATTCTTCTTTATGATCCTCAATAAAGTTCCAAGGTGTATTACCCCAACGTTGTGGCATAATCTTAACATCGTACTTATCTAGGTTAATTAAGGCCTTAACTAAGTCTCTTGAACGAGAACCGTATCCGCTGTAAGTGTCAATAGGACAACTTATTACAAATGTATTTTTCATAACGTATTAATATGTTAATGGGTGAACCAATTCTAATGCTGGTATCTCTGTTGTTTTAATAAATTCAAATGATTTTCTTGGTGTAAATGTATTTAAAGTTAAATCAATATCTTTAATAATATTTTTACACATCACTCTAGCTGACATACCTGATTCATCTGATGTTACCCATTCTCTAGCTGTTAATCCATTTTCAGTTCTGGTTTCAGGTGACATTTCATATACTTTTTGAATAGCTTGAGCCAATTCTCTAAAGTCTAATTTATCATCCCAAATGTAAGGTGTTGTTGGTGAACCTACTAAAGACATGTTATTTGGAAATACTGGTACTGCCCATTTACCATGTTTTTTATACTTACCAAAATGGTTAGAAGGGAATTCAGGAGTGAAATCAATCCAATTACCATTCTCGTCTTCAAATCTCATTTGATCTTGCATACCACCTGTTACGTTGGCAATAATCATTTTACCTGACATCATAGCCTCTGTTAATGCTAATCCCCACCCTTCATTTGAAGTAGGTAATACCACTGCATCTGCTATATTATAGAGTAAATTCATTTCTTTAGGTTCTAATCTCTGGTCTGAGAAAAATACATTTGAATCTCTACCAAATAATAATTCTCTAACAGCATATAAGTCAGTACCGTTATTGTCTACGGGTTGTGTATGTAACACTAAAGCTATTTTATCTGCTTTTTCTTTAGGTAAAGAATCTAGAAATAATTTATGGGCAGCTAATAAATCACTAATACATTTTCTTCTAATGTTTCTGGAATTGAAAAGTAATGTAAAGTCAAATTCCTTATCATTAAATAATTTTTTCTTAGTTTCCACTAATTCATTTTTATCAGCAACAGGATAGAATACTTTTTCATTAATACCGTGAGGCACATAAGTAATAATTTTGTCTTTAGCTTTAGAACCTAAAACCATTTCATTAATGTTTTTAGTTTGTTTACTAATTGCTAATAAAGTATCACATGACTCATAAAATGCTCTATTGTATAACGGAGCTGGTAAGTCATCCCAAATGTTAATATAAATCATTGGGATTTGTTTTCTGATTTCATTTTCAATAGCGAATAACCAATCATAATATCTTGGGTCGGTAAAGAAAAATAATCCATCAGGTTTTTCAGCTTTAATTAAAGCTCTAATTAAATCAGCGTTACCATAACCATTATTTGGATATAATATAACTGATGCGTCAGTTAAGCCTGTTTCTTGATTAGTAGCTTGAGATAAATCTAATCTAGTTCCTGCTTCAGGATGATCAATTGCCGCTGCTATTGATACCCAATTATAATGATGAGCTGTACCTAAAACTATTTCTCTAGACATTGTAGCTACACCTGAGTGCATTCTGATATCATCACATATAAATAATATCTTTTTTCTTTGTTCTTTTGGGATATAACCTTCTTTCATAAATTTACTTTTCTAATTCTAAGTTCATATGGTTGTGAACTAGTTTTTGGAATTCAGGATCAGATAAATATAGATGCATACATCTATCTGCCAATTTTTGTAATGAGAATTTAGTTTTAATTGTTTCGATTTTAAAGGCTTCAAAAATCTCTTTATCTACCTTTACACTTGTTAATTGTTGATTGTTTGCCATAATTTATAATTTAATGTTATATATAAATATATGGAGTGTTAATAAAATGTGAATTGTTTTTTAACTTCTTCATTTTTATTACATAAGTCAGGATTATTAGAGTAAGGACAAAATCTGCAATTTTCCTTACTTGGTCTTTTTTCTAACTCATTCATTTTAAAACTACCATCAGAATTGAAAACTTCACCTAAAAAACCTTCTAATAACTGTGTGGCTTTATTTATTTTAACCTTACCAGCCGCGGGTTTATGTTCTTGTATACGTTTTTGAGGAAAATCACCTTCTTCATATACTTTTCTTCTAGTGATAAAATATTCTACTTCAATATTATCAATTGGGAAATTATATTGTTCAGCAAAGAATTTTTTATATAAGATTAATTGAGACATTTTAATGTCGTCTTTTTTATCTTTATCACCCCAACCCCTAGTGGAGGTTTTTATATCAAGAATTTTTATAGTATTTGTAGGTTCATGATAAAATACAACATCAATAAAACCTCCAAATAATACATTAGATAAACCTTTCATTGGTTTTAATACTAACGGCATTTCACAACCTACTAAATACCAACCTTTTTTGGAAAAATAAGAACCACTTTTTTTCTTAATGTAATTAATAATACTCATCCCATCCTCATAAAACTCAGCTAATTCAGCTGGGTTGCTGAAATGGATGTTCTTATTCTTTTTATAGAACTTTTGGTATTCATCTTTTAATGAATTTTTAATAGTAGCTTCTAAATCTAATCTATCAGCTGCAGCTTTACTTTCCTCGTACATTACAGTTAGGTATTCCTGAAGAGTAACGTGTAATGCGGTTCCAAATACAGCGTGAATGCTAGGTTCAAATACTTTAAAACCATCACGGTATCTTAAGCCCCATTGGAACGGGCATTTAGAGTAAATACTTAATTGTGAGTAAGATATGTTCTTATTAAAAGCATAATCTATCTCAGGTACTTTTACTCTTGTTATCTCTTTTAATGTTTGAGGAAGTTTTTTAGCCAATTTTTTTCAAATTTTGAATTTCTCTATCTAGATAAAATAATGCTTTTTCTAAATCTTGAATGATGTTATCTTTTTTACCAGCTCTAGAAATGTATTTTAAGGTATTACCTAAGTTAAAACCCACACCCCATGCTTCGATTACTTTAATAGCCTCATAAGGATTATCTTTACCTCCATAATGTTGTGGATGTTTTACCTTACTTTTACTCTCATCAATAGTAAATGTAGCTTCTCTATCGTTCATATCTTTGAATTTAGTTACTGAGTCTCCCATTATTGTTCAAAATACATTTTTAATGCATCTAATCTGTCATCAGCATCGATTAACATTTTTAATGCATCTTCAGCATTGTTATAGAAATCAGTTGTTGAGTGATCTCCAATACCAGCTGGATTTTCTGATAGTAAGTTTAATGTTAACATAGCTTTTGCTTTATCGGCTTCAGCTGATGTTTTTAACATTCTATATAAATGTGGGTTTAATTTTGTGTTCATTTTAATAATTTTTTAATTTCTTTATCATCTTTTCCTAATTGTAATACTATATCAATAATATCTTGTTTAGATAAAATATCACAGTAATCTAAAACTTCTCTAGTACTAGCTTGGAAGTATTCAGCTAATAAACCTAATACTTCCTTACTATACTGCTGTTTTGAAGGTTTTTGATACTTGTTAAAAAACTTTTGTTTGGGTAAAGTTTTACAATAAAATTGATATAATTTATCTTTGGGTAATTGTAATTCTTGAATTTCAGCTACTAACTCAATATAATTTGGATTCATTGAGATGATTTTATTTATCATAAAGTTATTGAACATATCTTGCTCCTCAATAGTGAATGAGGACCAAGGTTCTTTATCATATGATATTTCCTTTACCCAATCAAATATGTTTTTAATTTTCGTCACCTTCAATAATAAATGATAATTCAGCTGGTAATCCTTCTTTTAAAATGTCTCCAGTTTCTGGGTCATAAAATACTTGAATTGGTAAAACATTATCTTCTGGTGTTCCAGTTACAAATTTAGATACTTTTCTTAAGATGTAACCTTGATGCCAAATTTTCTTCCCATTTGGAGTTAAAATTGGAGTTGTTTTTGTTAAATCAAGATTCATTGGTGATTGCATTTCGTCCATTGCGATTTTTATTTAGTTGTTAATAATTTTGCTATACACCCGCAAAATGTAATTTCTTTATCGGGTGCCATGATTGATTTGTATTGATAATCTGCTATAATAAGAGTTGCTACAGCTGAATTAGTAAATTCATCTGCTCTTTCAAATAATACTCTGTATAACTCATTGTAGTCTCTAATATTTGAATCCATTACTAACTGTCTTATAGTAGTAAAGTTTTTAATGTTTTGACCTTTAAGTAAAGTTATTATTTGATCAGATGTTTGGTTGAAATTAGTTACTTCTCTACTTTGCTGTAAATCTCCATTTTTAATAGATGATTGTAACAAGTTTAAAGTTTTTCTAATATCAGGGTAAGTTTGTTTAACAATTCTTACTATATCAGCTTTAGTATAAGTAACACCCTCTAAATCTAAAATCTCAACACATTTGAAAGCAACATCCTGCATAGATGGAGGTGTTAATTCAAATACTATTGTTCTAGATTGGATTGGATCAATAATACGTTCAACGTAATTGCAAGTAAAGATAAAACGAGTTGTTAAACTGAATGTCTCAATTACATTACGAAGTGCTGCTTGAGCGTTAATTGTTAAGAAATCAGCTTCATCCATTATCACTACTTTCTGGGGTTTGAAACTAGCAGCTGAAGCGAATGATTTTACTTTATCTCTAATAGTGTCAATACCATTTTCATCAGAACAGTTAATATAAACGTAGTCACAATTAATGTTATTAACAATTAATTTAGCAGCTGTAGTTTTACCTGTACCTGCGCCTCCACATAATAGTAAATGTGGAACATCATTAGTATCAATCCATTGCTGTAAAGATGATTTAAAATCATCATTACCTATATAACCTTCTAAAGTGTCAGGTCTGTATTTTTCAGTAAATAAAGTGTGTTTTTTATTAAACATATAACTTATTAATTTATTATAATATATGGAGCCTCTTTCGAGGCTCCAAATTTATTACATCATACCTTGCATAGGATTTGATTCTTCTTTATCTTCAATTTTTTCATAAATTACTGACTCAGTTGTCAATAATGTACCCGCAACTGAAGCTGCATTTTCTAATGCTACTCTAGTTACTTTTTTAGGATCAATAATACCTAATTCTTTAAAGTTTACTGTTGATAAATCTTTATAGTTAAGACCTACCCAATTGCTTCCTTTTTCTGAATCAGTTAATTGAGAACCTAGATATTGAATTTCGGTAACATCATGTCCAGCGTTAGTTAAAATCTTAATGAATGGAGCTCCCGCTGCTCTATAAACAATTTTCTTACCATTTACAAAGTCATTTGAACCTTCAAATGTAATTGCTTTTCTAGCGTACATTAAAGCTGTACCACCACCAATTACAATTCCTTCTTCAAGAGCGGCTTTTGTAGCAAATAAAGCATCTTCTACTCTATCTTTTTTCTCTTTAATTTCTAACTCACTATTACCACCAACGTTAATGATAGCTACTCCTCCGATTAGTTTACCTAAACGTTCTTGTAATTTTTCTTTTTCGAATGGTGAAGTTGCTCCATCAATTTGAGTTTTTATTTCTTCAGCTCTTAAAGTAATAGCTTCTTCCTCACCTCTACCATCAACAATTGTTGTTTTATCTTTACCTACAATAGCTGAACGTGATTGACCTAATACTTGTTTTAATGTAGCGATATCAATTTTATCTAATTTATGACCTTTGTCTTTAGATAATACTTGACCACCTGTAATAACAGCTAAGTCTTCTAATGCCATTGTTCTTCTATCTCCAAATTCAGGAGCTTTAACAGCAGCTACTTTTACAACCCCTCTTGCTTTGTTAACAATTGTTAAAGCTAAAGCTTCACCGTCAATATCTTCAGCTACAATTAATAATGCTCTGGTTTCTGAGTTAGCTAATGTTAATACATTTACTAATTCGTTTACGTTACCAATTCTACCATTATAAATTAAGATATATGGATTGTCTAATAACGCGTTCATAGTGTTATTATCAGTTACAAAATAAGGTGATTTGTAACCTCTATCAAATTGCATACCCTCAACAATCTCTAAAGACGTTTCTCCGGTTTTTGATTGTTCAATGGCTACAATTCCATCTCTACCCACTTTTTCTAAAGCAGTAGCAATTAAATTACCTACTTCCTCATCATTGTTACCAGATATAGTAGCAACTTCTTTTATTTGTTGATTATCCGAGATATCTTCTGTTAAGTTATCTAATGCAGATTTAATTTCCTCTACAGCGGCATCAATTCCTTTTTTAATTTCAACTGGATTTTGTCCTGCTGCTACATGTTTTAATCCTTCTTGTAAAATAGCATGTGCTAAACAAGTTGATGTAGTAGTACCATCACCAACTAAATTACCAGTTTTGATTGATACTTGTTTTACAGCTTGTGCCCCAATTGATTCTACTTGATCTTCTAAGTCACCAAATGCTTTAGCAACTGATACACCATCTTTAGTAATGGTTAATTGACCTTGATTGTCCTTAATTAAGACTGTTCTACCTGCTGGTCCTAAGGTTGAGGATACACTATTATTTAGCTTCTCAACACCATTTAATAATTTACTTTTTAATTCTGTTCCGAATACTGTTTCTGTCATAATTAATCTTCTATAATTGCTGGAATGTTATTTTGAGCCATAATAAGATAATCTACATTATCAATTTTAATTTTTTGTGCTCCCATTGGTGGAATTGTAACTTTCATACCCACTTTTAAGTCAGTTGGAATGAATTCACCTTTATGGTAATTGTAAACATCTGATACTGCTACAACTTCAGCTATAAGTGATCTATCATCACCCATATCAGGGATAATAATATTACCTACTGTAGTCTCGCTAGTTTCAATTTGTTTTAAAATGATGTGACCCTCTCTGGGATTTAATTTACTCATGGTTAACTAAGGTTTTTAAATTGTTTAAAGTTGTTTCTAATTCGGTAAGGTATTCTTTGAGAGTATATACAGGTTTTTTCTCAACTGTTTGGTTTTTAACAACACGTTTTAATGCGCTACCTAATTGAGTGTAATAACCTAATATTTTTTCTTTCTTAGTTTCAGGGTCAGTTAAAACTAAATTATAACTTTCTTCATCAAAGATTATTTTATAATCCCCTAAAAGTGGATCCTCAATAATTGATGTTTTTTTGATAGAACCTTTTTGTCTACCTTTAAAATTTGGATTTGCCATATAACTTATTTATTTAATGTAATATACGTGAGAATAAACCGATAACCAAACTCAGGGCGAGAGTTTTTTATTTTATTTTAATAGTTTTCGGTTTAGCTTTTTCAGTAATAGGAATAAAGATTTCTAATAAACCATTTTCTAGTTTACCATCAGTTTTACTTAAATCATATTTACTGGAAATTTTATAACCTAAATTGAAAGCTCTCTTTGCCAATCCTCTATGGATTGTTCCTGGGTGGAGCTCTTCTGGATCTTTATTGTAGGTAATTTTTAAGATATCATCTTCGATATCTATTTTAACATCATCTTTAGTAAGACCAGTACATGCCACTTCAAAGTAAAGGCCTGTTTCGTCATAAAAAATGTTAAGTGGGTGTGGTTGTTTTGTTGTGGCTGCTGAGCCAAATCCGCTAGTCGGATAGAAGAAATTGTGGAATAAGATATCCCATTCATTGAATTGTGTACTCATAATGATTTACATTTTATGCGTCCTAAGATCGCGTTAATAATTTTTTATGCAACTGATTGATCTCGCCCTAGAGTCGATTTGTCATAAATATTATTACTCATGGAAGGCCACTAAGAAATATTCAGTTTCAATACCATCTTCTTCTAATTTAATTTTTAATAACCCATCTTTAAATAGATAAGCTTTACCTTTAGCATTTTTACTAACAGAAACTATTTCTCTAAAATTAACAGCGCTAAATGCTACAGGTTTAATTTCATTTATAATATTACCATTTTCAGTAAAATTTACTTTATTTGAATAAGTTGATTTTTCACCTACCATAAAACTAACAACATTTTCTTTTTGGAAATCTTTAGTTACTCCAATTTCAAACCTTGGTGGTTTATCTAAGGCGTTATGAGCTTTAACATATTTTTGAGTAAAATCAAAATTAATATCAAACTCCAAGTCATGTGGTGGTAAATTAGGCACTACACCTGGTTCTTGGATTAGACCCAAATCACTTAAATTATATGATAAATCAAATTGGTTGTCACTGACATGAAGTTTAAGGAAGTGGCTACCTTGTTTTTCAAGTTTTAATTCTATATACTCGTTTGTTATATTAAGTAATTTTAATAATTGACCTGTATTAAATATACCAATCTCACAATCTTCTAAGGTTATAGGGGCTTTAACTTCACCAATACAATCTTTATTGTCAGTAGCAAATTTAATATGAACTTGGTTATCTTTAACTTTAAATTTAACTTGGCTAGATAAACCATTTAAATAAAAACTTTCTATAACCTGTACTAATAGTTTTTTTTCCATTTTAATTGAATGTAAAGAATTTATATATTAAAGGATTTGATGGAGGTAGCACCCATTCGAGATCATCATAAAATCCTTGTAATTTATTTTGTAATATACTTTCGAAACTTTTCTCTCTATCAATATATTCATTGATAAAATCTCTCATTTTTTGAGGTAAATCAAATTCTAAAAAAGCTATAGCTTCCATTTGATATGGATTATCTTTTAAATAAACCCATTTAATTTTATCACCTTGAACAATTTGACTATGATCTTTATCTAGTCCCCAGAATCTTAATAAATCATTATGACAAGTAGCTGCTTTAACATTTGCACCGGCACCTTTTTTAAGTGTAGATAATATTTTACCGGGTTTAGGAACAGCTTCAACATAATCATTTAATACTTTAACTGATGTTGGATTAGCAATTAAGGTAAAATCTACATCTTTGCCAGTTGCTTCATTTCTAAAGTCTTGTATTTTACTATTAATTATATCTTGTGGAGTACCTTTAATAATTAATTCTAGAATTTCTTGATAAAACTTACCAAAATATTTAGGGAAGTTAGCTTTTTTAAATTCTAAACCTTTAATATCTAATTCCTCCTTAGCAATACCTTCTTTTTTCGTAATCCATTGAGCATATCGTCTTGTAGCTCTAAAATAAGCTGAACGAATAACACACTCAGTTTTCATTTCCAAACGGTGAGATTTAATATTGAAAGTATCCCTAGCTAAATTATTATAATGTTCAGTTATAATATCTTGATATTTTAGAGCTACTTTTTCTAGTAAATCATCTTTTTCATCATCTGGCTTTTCATCAAAGTCAGGGTATAGATGCTTTAGTAAAGGTTCAGCATTAAAGTAATTAGAGTCAGTATCCACATAGGCGCAAAAGTTGAAGTCTCCTTCATCACAAATCCACCATGGAGTATCTTCTAAATGTTTCATATTAAAATGTTCTTTCTCCTGGTATTGGAGGTATATTTATTGGTCTGTTCCCTCTTGAGTCAATGTCAGATCTCTCTTTAAGAGTAATATCATATAACTCTCCACCTACTTTACATTTACCACCTTGTTTAAGCATTTTCTTAAAGAATGATTCTTGTTGTTCAGTCCAACTTTCACTTGCCTCGATAATTACTTTTTTATCAACTGGTTTACCGTTTTGAGTAATAGTAACTCCATTTCTAATTGATTGTCCTTTTAGTGCCATTATATATCTAATTTAATTTCTCCCTTTAATACCTTATTCATATGTCTATTAGCACAAAGTGCTGATTCTTGAATAATTCTTTGACCACTTAATGTAATAGCTTCTGATAATATAACATTTCCGTATCTAAATGAAGGTAATGCTGTAGCGCCATATAAACTATTTAATAAGATCTTCATTGTATATTGCAGTAAGTGATATTTCTCACCTGCTACTGTATCACCAGACTTGTAAGCCTTTTTCATTTGGTTTTTATACAATACCCTTTCATCAAACCATTTATCTAATATAGTTGATAATACTGATGGCGTGTCAGTACGAAATATAACACCATTTGCTGAGATAGCCAAATCATATTGTTGAAGTAGTTTAACTAATTTAGAACTAGTCCAATCAATTTTATTGAATTTATCTCTATTCATAAACCATTCAGTTACGTGTGGTCTATCAGAGGTATCTTCTATTAAATCATTTAAACCTAATCGATTATTTCTATCATTAATATCTATAATTCTACCTACTAAAGTTTCTTTACCAATATTAAGAGACATAATAATTGAAGGATATAGTGATGTTAAATCCTCATCAAACATGTATCTATATAGACCTGCTTTGGGGCAAAATAAATAACCACCAGCGTAATTAGCTTTTTTAATTGGATTTCTATCTCTTGATGGAGGAATTATATCTTGAGATAATAAATAAGCTGAAATAGCACCATCATGAATTTTTGATGATTGGTAAACGTCATCATAATGTATTTTACCTTTGTGTGCTAAGTTTTTTGTTAAGTTGATGTAGTTGAATTTAGCATCTAATTCTTTTACAATCTCAACATCTCGGAAGTTATAAGCGATAAATTTTTCTTTATCGGTTTCAAATAACCTATCTAAACTACCTTCATATTCAATTTTAGGAAGTTTACAATATTTTTCACCTAATACATCTAATTTATAAGAAGGTTCATCCGAAAATGAATATTTTTTATGCATTCTTATATAATCTAATGAATACATACCTTCAATTCTAATTGGTTGGTCTTCATTATAGAAGGTCATTCCTGACTCATTAGTGAATTTTTGTTCTTTAACTTTACCAATTGGGGATAAAGCATTTGCCCTACGTTCACCTAATTGATTTAAAATTCTATAATATAGGTAAGGTATATCAAAATAATCACTATTATAACCTATTAAAATATCGGGGTTGACTTTATTTAAGTAATTAAGAAATTTAGATAATAAATCTCTTTCAGTAGGTACTGGTATTATAGTTTTATTACCTATTACTGTTTTTTCTATATGGTTATGTTTGTCTAAAATTAAGATATACCATTTATCATGCTGACGATGCCACCAAGCAATTGATGTAACAGGTTTAGGAGCTCTTCTAATATATTCAGGAGTTAAAGCACCACCCATTTCAATCTCAATATCAAAAAATATTTCTTGATGAGTAATAGACGGTTCATCATTAGTTCCATATTTGTCTATTAGGAATTTTTGATGAACCGGCATATCATGATAATGCAGGAATGGGTTATTTTTATCCCAATATGTAATTTTACGTAATGGTTCTCCTTTTAAACCAGTATGAGTCGCTTCATTTTGGTAACATTTCTCGTAGGCATAATTTTGAAATTCGTATTGCTCTACACCATCATCTGTCCATAATGTAATAGCATGTCTATTTTTACCCAATGTTTGGGTTGAAATGTTTTTATAACTCATTTATAACCTTTTATTAATTGATATTATTACTTTTTCTTAGGGTAATATTTTTTCTTCTTTTTAGCAGGTGTTGTTACTACATCTACAATATCTTTTGCTAATTGCTGTGATTCTTCCTGTGTAGTTGGTACATTTGTTACTTTTTCAATTTCTTTGATAAGTTCCATAGCAGACTGAGTTAGTGATGCTTGGGTGCGGCAAGTTGTAATGTCTTTTTTAGGATCTTCTTCCATACTTTTTAGAGTAGGTTGTCCATAGTTCATGTAATATCCAATTCCTGCTGATACTATCACTATAGATGCAATTAGTACAATAACTTCAATTCCATTCATGTTAATTTATTTTAAATATTAGTAATTTGTTTTAAATATGATTTTTGTATTTCTTTATCTGTAAAGAATTGTCTTAAGTCAGGTTTGAAATAATTAACATTTTTCATTACTTTTCTGTCTCTTGATCTATATACGATAAAATAGTCTCCAACTTTTTCGTAATGACACTCTTCACCTTGCTCACTCGATCTTTGAATGACAGTTGCTTTAGCTTCTTCTTCAGTTTGGCAAGCTTTTGATAAATTTGAAGCTTGTACTTCTTGATATGCCGGCCATACCTTATCCTTAAGGCCATGTAACATAGCACCGTTCCCAGTGGCAACATAAGTAATATCACACAAAGCATCCAGAACCTCAACGATGTCTCCTGCTTCGCAAGCTTCTCTATATTCTTCCAATTCCTCAAGGATGAAATTGTATACAAATTCCCATTCTTTTCTTTCGGGGATGTTTGGTTCATAGTTATTAGGTTTGCCCATTACGGCATTAAATTCTTCTACCTCGTCAATAAAAGGTACTCTTGGTTCTGTAATCATGTTTTTACTTTTTTAAATAGTCTTGTATATGTTCTGAATCTTTTCTTTCCCATGGGTATATGACCCATTCATCTCCCTCATGTAAAGCCGCGTAAATGTTGGGTTTAAAACATGAAGTGTGTGGTTTGTAATGTAACGTGGCTGTGTAACAGCCTACTGTATTTTTTAAGGTATGTCCTGTATCTGCTATGTCATCTATTACTAATGTATTAGGTAACATTACATTTGACCAAGGTAAATTTAATTTATGAGAAACCATAACAGCAGGTATTAAACCACCTCTAGCTATACCAAATACTGAGTCTATGTTAGGTATTTCAGTAATAATTTTTTCACATAATGTATCTACTAGTTGGGACATATCATCCCAACTTAAGTAGATTTTATTTTGTATTTTTAAAGCCATTATACTGGATGGTTACCGTTATTGATTTTGATTGAATCAAAAAATTCTTCTCTTGCTAAGTTTCCATTTTCTAAAAATACACCTGATGCTTTAGTTGTAACCATTGACGCACCTTGATGTTTAACACCTCTACAAGATACACAATTGTGAGTACCAACAATAGAAACAATTACACCTCTATTATTTTCACAAATTTTATTTACTGCTTGATGAATGGCAGATGTTAATTGTTCTTGAATAGCACCTCTTCTTCCAAAATGTTCTACAATACGATTTAATTTAGATAAACCAATTACTCTACCATTTTCACCTACTACATAACCAATATGAACTACTCCTCCAATTGTTTGGTGGTGATGTGAACACATTGATGTTAATGGAATATTTCTTTCGATTACAATTCCATCATAACCGTCTGAAGGAAATGAAGTGATTTCTGACATTGGGGTGTATCTACCTTTCCATAAATCATTAACATAAGCTTTAGCTACACGTCTTGGTGTATCAGATGAGTTTGGATCATTTTTCCAATCACAACCTAATGCATCTAAAAATTTACCATAGGCTTCAGCAGCATCTTCAATCATAATTAATTTTGCCTCAGTACTTAATGGGAACCCAGGTGCAACACCATTTGCAAAACCTTCTTGTACCACTTCTAAATCATTGTGGATTTTCTTTCTATTATTTTCTGTCATAAGAATAAGTTGTTTTTTTATCTTTACTTATAAATTTATATCCGTCTAATGTAATGAACTCTATTTCGAGATCCAAACATTCCGCATGAAATTTTACATCACCTAAAGTAAGTTGTGAATTACTCCACATCCACCATAAGGTGTTTAGTATATCTACTTCGGTTAAATGAGCTTCTCTAAAATCCATTATTATATTTTTTACTATTATTTCTTCTTTTAGTCCACTTCAGATTTTCTGAGGTGGTAATTTCGTATGGTGTTAATCCTTTTTTAAATCCTTCACTTCGAGGTATAAGATGGTCTAATGTTGGGTAATCACCATGTGTGTAATGTAACGCGAGATTATCGCGTATATACTCACCATCTATGTAATCAATACCATCCCATGATTTTAACATTTCAGCGCGGATTTTACGTGTTAAATCATTACATCTACGCCAATATTGTTTCCATTTAGCTATATCCCAATCAATAATGTTACCATTATCTTTTCGAGTTTGAATTGACTTTTTCCAAGAACTTTCATCCCAACCTTCTCTCATTTTTTCAGCTCGTTGAACCATATTGAATTCTTGAGGATGGGTAGCCATTCTAGACCCATAACATTTTTTAGAACAGAACTTATTTTGATTGTTTGTAGAACCTTGAAATTTCTTATTACAGACTTTACAATCATATAATTTAGAATTTTCAAAATAGGCTTGATGTTTACATTCTTTAGAACAATATTTGTTATTAGGACCTTTAGATCTAAAATCAGTATTACATTTTTGGCAGGTGTGTTTATATGGGAGCTGTTTCATACTTTATGTTTAATATAAATATTAATAACTCCCAGAAAACTATACCTATTTTTGATCTTTAAACATTATCACACACATCTCTCAGATTCGAAAGCTATGATGTGAGGTCTCCAGGTTAATCTATAACCATTATCTCTCACCCAATCAAACATTTTTGGATATGATTTGAATAAAGCTTCTCTTGAATCACCAGCTGGCATGAACCATACTTTGTCTTGAGGTATGTCTAGTACCTTAATACAACCCATAATTTCTTCCAATGCTTGTTGATCCTCTCCATCCCATACTGGTTTCAGATGATAGTCAGAATGGTAAGCGATTGATTTAGCCATTGCCTCATAATTCAATCTTAATTTGTTGTGTTGCTTAACCATTTTATCGTCAACCACATCTCCTTGAGGGGTGAGAATACCAACTTTAGGGACAGAGTTAGAAAATTTCGGAGAAATTGATAACAGGTTGATTGGGTAATCCGTTTCAAGAAAATGACTTCCTTCGGTCTCAATTGTAATGAAAATATTTCTTTCATGTGCAAAATGTGTTAATTCGTTTACTAATGCTGGATGCATTGTTGGTGATCCTCCTGTTAACATCATCTCTGTGATGTGAGGATTTGCATCATACATGTTAATGATGTCTTGGAAACTAATATGTCCTTTTTCAGGATGAATACTTGTGTACCAAGAATCGCACCATCCACCTTCACCAAACCAACATCTATGAGTACAGCCTGTTGTTCTGATTACTACGGTTGGATAACCGGCTCTACTTCCTTCTGATTGTACTGCTGTATATAGCTCTACAATGGGAAGTGTTTTGTTATAGTCTTCTATTCTTTTCATTTTATTCTATATTTTTTACTTTTCGAATATGCTGCATATACTTGATAGTATCTACAAAGTTTAAAAGCCTTCTATCTCCCTGCAGTGAAATCTCTCCAGAAGTGTATTTTATTAATACAATATCATATCCTAGCTTATTAGCTAAAAACATAATAAATTTTATAACTATTCTTTTCATCTTCCTGTTATGTTTTTTATATACCTTTCTACTGCTACTACTTTTTGTCTTAGATTTAAGTCAGAGTCTATTACATTCTGTAAGTACTGATGGAATTCATCCATTGTTAGAGTATGTCCTGCTACAGCCATACTACCCAATATAAATTGATGAATTCTTAGGTGCTTCCCAACACTCTACTTTTACTACTTTTACTCTACCACCACCACTTTTAGACATTACATCATTAAACTTGTCATAAACCATTTTAGCAGCTGATTCAGCTCCAATTTTGTCCATAACTCTTAAATGACATAATCCTAATTCTTGCATGTACTGGAATGTTTCTAATTGTGGATCATCTTTCTCAATTAATAGAGTGTGGTCCCACATATAGTCCATCCAATCTTTTAATCCGTTTCCTGTTTTCTTTAATTCTTCAACTGATTCTCCTCCTTTAGGAAGTGATTTGAATCCACCATAATCCATAATCCAGTTCATTTCATCTAATTGATTTTCCTCTAAAGGTTCAATTGATTCAAACCATACTTTGAATTCTAATGCATAACCATGAAGTAACTGACAATGTGAATGTTGTGCTTTCCATTGTCTGATTGCTACTGAATAATTGTCGAATAGTTTTGTTGATTGATACTTACCCATTGTTTATTAAAATATTAAATTGTAAATTGTTGTCCATATGGCAATTGTAATGATTCCTAATACAATCCATACAAACGCTTTTGTGTAGTCTCTATTTGTTTTTCGAATAAAGATTTGATTTTTTAGTTTAACCTTTTTAGGCTCAATTTTCCTTTCTGTAAGAGTTATGTTTAGAGCCTCTTTTACGTGATTGTTTACTTGTCTCATAACTAAACTAATTCTTCATAAACTCCAAATATCTCAGCTAAAAATAAGAGACCAAATCCTATTTCAAATTTACCAAATGCTCCAATTAGACCAGCTGCTAGTCTTAATCCAGATTTAATAAATGAAATAATTTGATGTTTTTTTGGATCAGGAATTTTATCTAATTTAACCTTAGTATCAGGATAAGACCATGAATCTTTTTTATTGCACATTGCCATAACTTTTTGTTTTTTTGTTATCATAAATATAACAAATTAATCCTAGAACCCCAAACTTATTTCCAAAATAATTGAACCATCATTATACAAAAAGCTAACCCAAGACATATACCTGTCTTTAGAGTGAATGGTTCTTGAAACCATGAATGTGCCATGTAGCTGAATACTATTGCTCCGATTGAGAAACCCATCAGTCTTGACGGCCACAACTCTCCATTAAAATGCTCTACTAAATACTTTACAGACATAATGTAAAGAAATGAAATTGGTACTCCTATAAAGGCCATATAGAATGGATGATTCCTTGCCCATTCCCATTTAAACTGTCCTTGCAGTTGTACAAAGGTAAGTATATTAGCTATTATTCCTAAACTAAAACCTATTAAAAATTTCATATTAATTGTATTATATAGTAGCTTAATTTATATCCAACAAATGCTCCTATAGCTGATGGTACTGGGAATACTATTAGTTTTCCTAAATCGGTAACGTATTTTGGTCTGTTTAAAAGTTTACCCATAAATGCGTAATATGCTAGGTATCCCAGTAAAACTGCTATATCTGTTTTTGTTGCTATGAATACAACTAAAGTTGCTCCAATGAAAGCAAATAAGAAATTATCTCTTACTCCTTCCCAAATTTCTTTAGCAGTAGCATCTTTGTATTCTTTTACTATTTTTCTTACTTTTGCTTTCTGTATTTTCATATTTTAATTTGATAAGGGTGCTTTGATTGTTGGGTGTGATTGATAATCGTCCATATAAAAATCTGCTGGTTGTAATTTAAAAACCAACTCATCAAATGTTGTATGAGGAATTTCATCTATTGCAGGGCAATCAAATGTTGGTAATGGAAAAGGTTCTCTTGTTCGTTCTGGTAAAGTATCATCACCTCCCTCTAATATCATACCGTGTTTTTCTACCATTAAACCAATCCACTCATCAGAAGTCAATCTTCTTCCAATCTGTTCTTTTGCTTGTTCAACGTGATTTGAATAAAGATGAACATCACCAAGATTTCCAATCAACTCATCGGGAACCATATTAACTTCTTTTGCTATTATCTCCAATAACAATCCATAAGAAGCAATGTTGAATGGTAAACCTAAGAATGTATCTACTGAACGTTGATTCCACATTAAAGAGATTGCTCTTGCAGGTATATCATTTTCATCATATTGATTATGTGTGTAGATATTTCCAACAGGGTTATGTGTGTTATTCCATATAGTTGCTCTCTCTTCCAAACTCAACTCTCTTGTATAAACTTGAAATCCATAATGACAAGGAGGAAGAACCATTTGGTCTAATTCTCCAACATTCCAAGCATTAACCATTAATCGTCTTGAGTCTGGATTTGTTTTAAGGTCGTTGATTAGATTTTGGATTTGGTCTACGCCGTTCATTAATTTCTCAACATTACCGAGATTGTAACTAATTGTAGGTTCTGTTAATTTACCCCAACTTCTCCATTGCTTACCATAAATTGGACCTAACTCACCCCACTTCTTAGCAAACTCATCATTTGTTTTTATCCAATGAATAAATTCGGGTTGTGATAAATACTTTTCATCCAACGTTGGTTCAGAAGTTTTAATATAATTCTTATAAGCATCACCATCCCAAATATGACAATTATTATCAACCAAATACTTAATGTTAGTATCACCTCGTAAGAACCAAAGAAGTTCTGTTACGATTGTTTTGAATGGCATTTTCTTTGTTGTAAGTAATGGGAAACCATCTGACATTTTATGTCGTATCTGTCTTCCGAACACAGAGATTGTTCCTGTACCTGTTCTGTCTTGTTTTGTTACTCCATTGTCAAGAATGTCTTGAAGAAGTGTTTGGTATTGTTTATCTAGTTTGTTCATCTTTGGCCATTTTAAATAGTTCGTAGAGAATACCTCTGTCAATATATTTTGATAAGTGAGCACTGTTTAGATCAGAATCTTCAGTAATACCATCTTCCCTAAGCATTGCATAAGTTTCTTCATCCCATTGATTAATTTCATCGTCTGTCATCTTGTTCATCCACTCTTCATTGAAGTCCTCCCTGATAATAGGTCTGTCTATTAGTTCACGAACTGATATTATGTATTGTTTATCAACGTTGTTCATACTTGTCTATTGTTTGTTGAAGTTCGTAATACATTTGTTTTAGTTGTGCTCCTAACTCAAACTCACTTGCATACTTAATACTCTCTAAAGTAATCTGAGAGTTCAGTCTAAACCACTGTGGTGGTAGGTTTCGAGATTCGTATAAGAATCCACCTCCAGTTTCTCTCATTCCACTATCATGCATTGTTACATGGCAGTCAAATCTGATTTCACAAAGACGTCTTTTATCTGCTTCAAAGCCTGTTACTGGTTGTATGTCTGTATTATTCATTCAAATACTTATTAAACATTTCTTTTGCTTTTTCTAAATTGTCTTGATCCTCTTCCATTATAGTTAGAATAATGAAATTGGCTTCTTCTTCAGTACATTTACAATCAATTATTTTGACGTATGTTTTTACGTCAACTCCTAATTCTCCTGCGATGGCATAATCCATCATGTCAAATAGTCCTGCCATTATTTTTTAAGTATTAAATTATTTCTTGCACGGTCTGAGGCTGCTTCTAATTTATCTCTGATAAAGATATATTGGTAATAAGGCATTCCTTCATCTTGTAATCTTTTTACATATAGTCTTACCAATCTTTCAGCATTAATACAATGTCTCAATGTCTCACATGAATTGATTACTTTCTCAATCCATACTTCAATATCTGCTGGTGTGTTACTTTCTGCTGCCATTATAATCTACTAAATTTTAATGTTTTGGTTGCTTGTACTGCTTCTAAGAATTGTTTGTGTGCTGAAGTTTGTGAAGGTCTTCTTCCAGTTGGTGTTGTTATTTTCTTTATGGCTTTAGGTTTATCCGATTCTCCCCAATGAATAAAATAATGTCCTCCCTCTTTTACAAATTGTATTTCATTTCCATTTACTGTTGCTGATGCTAAGAATTGTTTCATTTTATTCTAATATAAAGATTTTGTAAAATGTTTTGTTTTTTGTGTTTAATACGTTGTTCGTGCATTTCTCGATGTTCGATAACTTTTTCTCTTATCACCTCTAAGGCACGTTCTAATACCTTCTTATCTAGATTGAGAGGGTAGATTTGTTTTGTATTAACAATTTCTGCTTTTTCTGAATCAATAATTAAATCAAGATGCAGACATGGTACTTCAATATAGTACTTTGCCAAGTCTGGGTGCTTTAATGGTGTTTCAGCTTTAGGGTGGTATAGTAGTTTTAGAATATTTCTATACCCTCTCAGATCTTCTTGAGTTAATTTTGATCTAAATTTTTTAGCAATTTTAATTCTAGTTTTTCTAAACATAACCTTTATTTTTCTTTTACTATTTCAATTAGTTTCTTTAAACATTCAAGTTCTGCTTCTTCGTAAGTAAATGATTTTCCAAAACTATAAGAATGTTTACCTAATACGTCATCTAAATAAACCTGATAGTATTTTACAGAAGTATGTCTATAACATCCAATGTGAAATTCAAATTCATACTTCTCTCTAAACCATCTAAATGCTTGTGAGTATGTTGGTGATTTAACGTAAAAAGATGGTTGATTAAATGCTGTTGGTTCTCTTACTAATGTTTCTATATTAACAGGATTATTAATATTTAAAAATAATTCAGATGTTTTGTGAACATAACTTCCATAACAAGAGGCACAAGGCTCATCAAATCCTAATTCTTTTAAAGCTAATGCTTGTTCGTATGGTATAAATTCTTTTTCCATAACCTTTGCTTAATTAATTATATCTAAATATAAGAAAAAAGACTTGAATAAACAAGCCTTCTTCCAATTATTTTACAATTATTTCATTTGTTTCTGGGTCCCATTCTACATTCCATGGCTTTTGAGTATATTCATAATTTTCATCTAATACTGAAGCATTTATGTAATGTGTTCCGTAAGATGTTTTTATTCCGTAACCACTATGGATATGACCACATACATGAATTTTTGTTTTGGTTAAAGGTATTCTTTCCGCTAATAACTCACATCCTAAGTTTTCATAAGGACGACCTGCTACTGTATCTACAAATCCATATGCAGGACCGTGTGTGATTAAGATGTCTGTATCGTCAGGAATTGCTTCCCATTTACCTGATATCTCGATTCCATTTTTTGGTAAATTGAATGCCCATGAATAGAATTCAGGTTGCCATGGTGATCCATAAATTTTAATTCCATCTACTGTAATAGCTTGATCTTGTAGATAAATAATGTTTGGAAATTTGGATAACCATTCTTTTACATCTTCTGGATGATTCTCAAACATTCTATCATGATTTCCTGCTATGAAGATTTTAGTAGTATAACCTGGAATTGAATCATACCAGTATAAGAAATCAAAGATATCATTTTTGTTGTATCCTGAATTCATAATGTCTCCTGCATGGATAAGAATGTCTCCACCTGGTAGATCTTGTTTAGGAATTCGTCCTTGTCGTGTATGTGTGTCTGATAGGAAGGTTATTTTTTTCACTTTATTTTATGTTTAATCTTTCTTTTACTAATCTTTTTAATCGTTTAGATTTTGCAATATTGCTTCCTCCCCAAGAATCAAACTCCCAAAAATCTTCTATTGATAACGAATGTGATTTTTGTACTAGGTAATTTTCTGCTGCTGCTCTTGTTAGAAAGTATGCTCTTCTTTCCGAACAAAAGTTTGTTTCTTTTGATACTATAATGTAGTCGTAGTAAAAATTCTCTTTATTTACGAACCATACTGTGTTTTCTTCAAAAATATCTTTTCCATCGTGTGTTAGAAAGATTGGTTGTTTTACTTTCTTAAGAAAATTTAAAGTATATGATGAACCCCAACTATGATCTGCTTGAAAGTTCATTTTAAACCTAATTTTATTATCAACAATTCTAATTTTTAAAATTCTATCTTGTTTTAACTCACTAGACATTACTGGTTTTAAATCAATTAAATCACCTACTGTAAATACTTCTCCATCTGAGAGACGTTTTACTGAAAGTATTTCTTGTGATACTACTCTTGATATTAGAATTTCATAATCTTTTTCAATTACTTCTTCCCAGAATTTAGGATAATTTACAACTTGTGTCCAGTCGTAGGTAGTATGTCCTGGTCCTTTAGTGTACCAACCTTGTTTTCCCTTACCTTGTATTATAGTTCCTAATGCAGGACTTCCTGGATATTGTTTTATGAGTTTGTATTTTTTCATTTTATTCTTGTATTAAAGAAGTCCTGTATTGTTTTTGATTCACATAAAACTACCAATCCACCTACATACCCAGCTAAGAAATTAAATAGAGGTATTAGAGAGAATAAGATTATTCCTATTAAATCTCCTCTAGTTACTTCATCTGATTTATGGTATATAACAGTTGCAGTTAGTATTGTAGGTATAATGTAAGTAAATAATAATAAAATCCAAATCATAGTGGTTGTTTTAAATATTCTTTAATATCTTTAATGGTTTTCAATTTTAGTAAGGATGATATAATTAAATATAATATGAACGTTATATTCAATAAAGGGATTAGCATTAACAATACTCCTACTAAATAATCTCCTTTTGTTTCACCTGATTTTTTAGAGATTTTGTAACCTAAAATGCAGCTTACAAGAAATGGTAACACGTATAATAATAAAATCCAAATCATAATTTAATGTATTGACGTTTGTAATTGGTTTGTCTGTTATTTAGTACAATGATGTATTTTCTACCTGATTTTGTTTTATAAACTTGAAATCTCATTGTATCGATGTAATGCCACTCATTTGTGTATGAATGTTCTTTAATTCTATCTTCTACTGATGAACATGACATCAGTGTTACAATTGCTAGTAGTATTAGTAAATGTTTCATAACCTATTTAATGTTTTCAAGTGGGTAAGCATTTAGTATACTGTTCTTTTTTACTGAGGGTCTCGTATCAAATACTCCAAAATCACCTTGTATTATTTTTACTTTAGCTTTTTTACTAGCTTCTTTTAAAGCTGCTTCTACATGAAGTTTAGCAAATTCAATCATTGCTTGTTGAACATCATCTGAAAAGCAACTCATTCTGTCATATTTGTCATTATAGAAATGACTAATGGTGAAACTGTCTTGTAAAAATTCTTCTGCTGTTGGTACCATAACCTTTGTTTTTAAATTATAACTAAATATACGAAATTTATTTTGATAAAACAAACAATTCGTAAGAAGAATTTTCAGTATTAAATTTAATATAATCTTCTCTTTGCTCAACAATTTCTGTTACTGGTGTGGTCTGCCAGGTAAAATGAGAATTAAATGGAGACATAATTAAACTTCTACCAACAGCTATCTTTTCAAAATGCTGTGTATAAAACCCTTTATCGTTAAATTCTAACCATAATATATCTTTGGAAGTTTTGGTTAAACCATCTCTTCCTCTTACTAATTTGTACTTGTGGTCTAATTCTTTTCCAAAGATTGCTTCAAATGTTTTGTCTAATTCTAAATTACCATCTTCATTCTGAGTTAGTAATACTTTTGGCTGTGCTCCTCCTATCATTTTTTATGTTTTAAAAATATCCAATTTACTTCTGTGTCTGTCTCTTTTGCCTCTAATCCTGCCTCTACTACATCTGCTTTTTTGAATCCTTGTTCAAAGGCAAGTGTCATTAGATGTTTTGCTTCTTCCTCACTATACTTATTCTTGTCTTGTTCTTGTTGCCATTTAGCACCAAACTGACTAATTTTTATTAAATAATTCCAAAGAAGCGAATCTTTTCTGAAATAAAATTCTTGCCTTGTATTTAAAAAAATTTTAGTAGCTTCTTCAAGTGTTTCTTGTTTATGAAAATCTTTAAATGCTTTTTTTAATTTTTCATTTGGTTCTGGAATGTTTTCCAAAGCTTCAATAAATATTTTAGCATCTTCTTCAGTTTTGATTATACTTTGTTTAGGTTCTTCTTTTGGAATGATTATTTCCCATACATCGTGATAATGACCATCTACTCTATCAAACTTTGATTCTATTTCAACTTCAACTTCCTCACAACTCGGATTCTTAACAAACCATTCTAAAAACTCATCCT